ACAACTCCTGTTTATTGGGCAGTTAAATCATGGCAAAAAGGATTTAAGGTATGATTGACAGATGGTTATATACATTCTTTGGCTGGATAGATTCATGGTTTTTTTGGGTAGATAAACAATTTATCAAACAGAAAAAACGAATAAAAAAGAAAAAAGATAACCCTGATGATTGGAGTGGTATCGTATGAGAGACACTAAAGCATTGGATAGATTTACTGAACAAAGTATTAAAAAACACAAAGAGATGGAATTATTTAGAAAATTAAAAAAAGAAGTTAATTATGGTGCGAATGGCACTCAAAAGTATGTTATAAAAAAAGGTATTAATAAAGGTAAGGTTGTATAATGAAATTAACACCAGAGCATAATACTATGTTAATAGGGTTATTAGGTACAATTCTCTTAGGAATATTCTCTTGGGCTTTAATGACTATTGTTCAATTAGAAGTTCATATTGCTATGCTGACAGAAGAAATAATGAATGTTGATAAACAGATCGGAAGAATATACAATCACATAGATAGACTTACAAGCAAATGAAATTTATTTTAGCCTTTAGCATATGTTCAGCAATTACAGGTTACTGTAATAATACAATGACACTTCCTACTAAATTTGATTCATGGTCAGAATGTGTAGGTGCTGGTGGAAAATTAATACAAACTTTTTCAGTTGAAATGAAAGATAGAATTGAAGAAAGAAAATTATATATGAATTATTTTTGTAATGAAAATCACTCTAACAAAACCCCAACTTAAAGTTAGTTCATCAAAAGCAAGATTCAGAGTTCTTATTTCAGGTCGTAGATTTGGTAAGACTTATTTAGCTGTAACTGAAATGATGAAATATGCTTGTCAGCCAAACAGAAGAATTTGGTATGTAGCACCTACATTTAAAATGGCCAAAGAGATCGTATGGTCTACTCTTAAAGAAATGCTTAATCAGTTTAATTGGATTGAGGATATTAACGAAACAACAATGACAATTACTATTAGGCAATCCAATAGTACAATCTCACTAAAAGGTGCAGATAATTATGATTCACTTCGAGGTACAGGATTAGACTTTTTAATTTTAGACGAATTTGCAGATATAGATAAACGAACTTGGTATGAAGTATTAAGGGCATCTGTATCAGATAGATTAGGTCATGTATTATTTTGTGGTACTCCAAAAGGTTATGGTAACTGGTCATATGAACTTTACCTTAAAGGAAAGCAAGATGATGATTGGGAGTCTTTTCAATTTACTACAATACAAGGTGGTATAGTTAGTCCTGAAGAAATAGAACAAGCTAAACAAGATATTGATATTAGAACTTTTAGACAAGAGTTTGAGGGTACATTTGAAAACTATGCTGGTGCAGTTTATTATAATTTCCACCCTGTAGATAATGTTGTTAAGAAACAAATAGATTGGTCTAAACCTTTACACATAGGAATGGACTTTAACGTAGACCCAATGTCAGCTTGTGTTGGGCAAATAGAAAAAGATAAAGTTTATTTTTTAGATGAGATAATAATTTATGGCTCAAATACTGATGAAATGGTGCAAGAAATACACGATAGATATGGTACTAAAATGCAAATCTTTATTTACCCTGACCCAGCATCTAAACAAAGAAAAACATCTGCTGGTGGACGAACTGATTTAAGCATATTACAAAATGCTGGTTTTAAAGTTAAAGTTAAACATAAACACCCAGCAATTAGAGATAGGGTCAATGCTGTTAATAGTAGACTAAAAGATTCTAATGGCGAAAGACATATTTTTGTTTCACAATCTTGCAAAACCTTGATAAAAGGTTTACAAAGACAAATATACAAGGAGAATACAAATATTCCTGATAAGGAAGATGGATTCGATCATATGAATGATGCTTTAGGTTATATGATTGATTATTTAAAACCATTAACTACTCAGGCTGTTTATTCTCCACCAACAAGATGGGCAATTAAATAATTATGGCATACACCAGAGATCAAGCTACAGAAGTACATAAGGATTATCAAGAAACAGTTAATAATTGGGAGTACTATATTAGATCGTATAATGGTGGCTATGATTATATGACAGGTCAATATCTAAACAGATATAATTTAGAACTTGATAACGAATTTAATCAAAGACTTGCAAACACTCCATGTGATAATCATTGTAAAAACATCATTCAAATTTATTCATCATTTTTATTTAGAGTTAGACCGAGCAGAGACTTTGGTTCACTAGCTGATGAGCCTAGTTTAGAATCATTCTTAAAAGATGCTGACTTAGAGGGTAACAATTTAAACTCAGTAATTAAACAAGCACAAAACTACGCATCAATCTATGGTCATTGTTTTATGATTTTAGATAAGCCTAATGTAACTACAAACACTAGAGCAGAAGAATTAGATCAAGATATTAGACCATACTTATCAATCGTAACTCCTGAGAATGTTTTAGATTGGAACTTTGAAAGACAACTAAATGGTAAATACGAATTAAACTATTTAAAAGTTAGAGAAGAAGTTGATAGACAAGGTGGTACATACATGAGAATTTGGTACAACGATAGAATTGATACTATCTATATGCCACAAAGAGAAGAACCTAGATTGATAGATACTGTTGATAATATGATTGGTAAAATACCAGCAGTTATTTTGTACAATGCTAAATCTCACAAAAGAGGCATTGGCCAATCTGATTTAACTGATATTGCTGACTTACAAAAATCTATCTACAATGAATATTCTGAAATGGAACAATTAATCAGATTAACTAACCACCCATCATTAGTTAAAACTCCAAGTGTCAATGCGAGTGCTGGTGCTGGTGCTGTTATTGAAATGCCTGATGAATTAGAGCCAAACTTAAAACCATATTTACTACAACCATCTGGCCAGAACTTACAAGCTATTATGGACTCAATAAATAACAAAGTTGAATCTATAAATAGAATTGCACATACAGGTGCTGTAAGAACTACTAAAACAAATATTAGTTCAGGTGTTGCATTACAAACTGAATTTGAATTATTAAATGCTAGACTATCTGAGAAAGCTGATAATCTACAAATCGCTGAAGAACAATTATTTAGAATATATGCTCTATTTCAAAATGCTAAATTTGATGGAGAAATAAATTATCCTGATAGCTTTAACATTAGAGATTATGCAACTGATCTAATGTTCTATCAACAAGCTAAAGCAATCAATGTACAATCTCCAACATTATCAAAAGAAATTGATAAAGAAATTGCTAGAGCAGTTGTTGATGATGATGAAAAGTTAAATCAAATATTTGATGAGATAGAAATTAAATCAGAAGTTGGAGAATTTACTCAAGACGAAGTTGTCCAAGAAGATCAAGAAGTAGCACAAGAGCAGATATAAAAAAGGCGACCATTAAGATCGCCTCTTTTGTTTTAATTAATTAACTATTTAATAGAATATCTTGTTGTTCTAAAAATTCTTTTTCAGAATTATAAATAATTCCACCAGAAGAAAGATATTTACCATTAGATTCTGCAATAGCCCATTTAGTAGCTTTAGCTTTTGCATCAACTTCAGTTTCTGCAAATGGTCTATACCATTCTCCTCTTTCTCTAGGAAATTTAACACCATTTAATATAACTTGAACATTATGTGCGTCCCAAGTTTTTTCGTATTTAGTTTTGATTGTTTGTTTGTTCATGCTCTCTCCTTTTTTATATATAAATCTTAGTAAAAATTGATATAAAGGTCAAATAAATTAAATCCTAGTAATTGCTAGTTTTTTTATGGAACATAATTAGAACAAATGGCAGATAAAGTAAAAAAAGCAACATTATATCGAATCAAGCAAATAGAATTAGCTGAAGCTGAGTATTATAAAACATTAATCACAACATTAGACAGAATAGAACGAGAAGTAGTTGCTACTGCATCAAGATTACCTTTAACTGATGGAAAGTTAATAGAACTTCAATCAGCTATTGCAATCAGGCCACAAATAAAAGCTATTCTTGAAAGAGAATATTTAGCATGGTCAGATACTGTTGTTAGAGAGGGTTTTAATAAACAAGCTAAACGAATTGAAAAAGCATTTAAGTCTATTGGCAATATACCTGTAGAGTTTCAAGAACTTACTAAAGGCGATTTAGCATTAATACAAAATTTAAAACAACAGTATTTTACTCAGTTTAAAGATGTATCAAATACATTTACAAGAAGATTATCAGAACAAGTTTATCAGAATACACTAATTGGTAGTGAATTTTCAATACTAGAAAAAGAACTTAGACAAACAATCAATGGCATTTATGCTAGTTCAGATGACCCAGAGATAACTAGATTAATTACTTATATTAATAGAAATCAAAACTCTGACAAACCAGAAGTACAAGCTAAAGTTGATAAGTCAGTTCAAACATTACAAAGTAAATTTGCTAGAGATAGAATTGGAAATAATATGAAAAGATATGCTGGTCAAATACTTAACGATTCATTAAGAGATTTTGATGCTACTTTGAACTTCAATAAGTCTCAAGATGCTGGTCTAACTTATGTTAAATACTATGGAGATGTAATTCCAACAACTAGGACTATTTGCAGAAATGTAATAAATGGGGTATATGATAGACGAAAAGGTGGACTTTTTACAGTTGATGAAGTCAGAAGATTATGGGCTAATCAAAGTTGGTCAGGTAAGAAATCTGGCGACCCTTTGATTGTTCGTGGTGGTTATAACTGTCGTCATCAATGGTCTTACGTCAATCCTGATTGGTATGACGAACAAGGCGAACTAATAATATAATATAGGAGAAACAATGTCCGAAGAACAAACAAATGTTGCACCAGAAACTGCAACTGAAACTAAACAAGAAACAACAGAAACAAATACTGAAGTAAAAGCAGAAACTAAATCAAATGTTTTTACTCAAGAACAACTTGATAATATAATCAAATCAAGACTTGAAGCTGAACAAAGAAAATACGAGAAAAGACTTCAAGAAGAAGAAAAGCAAAAAGCTGAAATTCTAAAACAAAAACAATTAGAAGAAGCTAAGACTAAACAAGACTTGGAAAAGATAATGCAAGAAAGATTATCTGAAAAAGAACAAGAATTGTTAAGATATAAAAATCAGATTAAGAAAGAAAAAGTAGATAATTCAATTCTTTCTGTAGCTTCAAACAACCAAGCTATCAATCCATCACAAGTAGTTGCTTTGCTTAAAGACGAAGTTAAGTACACAGATGATGGTCGTATAGAAATAGTTGATAATAATTCTAATGTACGATATAACGCAAAAGGAGAACTTTTAACAATCGAAGATCGAGTAAAAGAGTTCTTAGACAGCAACCCACATTTCCGTAAAGGGTCTTTGTCAGGTTCAGGAAGCCAGAGTGCTGTCGGTGGTAAAACTGTTAAACCTTTTAATCTACAGGACTTGGACTTAACAAAACCAGAAGATCGTAAAGCCTATGCAGAATATAGGAAGAAACGAGACTCAGGTGCTGTTGAGATTAATTTAAACAAATAAAACTTAATAGGTAATAACAATGGCAAACGAAAGCACAAGTTCTACACTATCGGAACTATACACAGAGATAGTGGCAGAAGCACAATTCGTAGCATCTGAAAAATCCATCATGAGAAACTTAGTTAAAAACTATGCTATCACAGGTGGTGGTAAAGCAGTTGAAGTACCAGTTTATGCACAAGTAAGTGCGGCGGCTGTTGCAGAAGCAACTGACTTATCAAATACAGCGATTGACCCAAGTTCAGTTACTATAACTGCATCTGAAGTTGGTGTTATGACAACTCTAACTGATTTAGCAAGAAACTCTGCACCAAGAAATGTTGCTGGAGATATTGGTAAATTATTTGGGGAAGCATTAGCTAGAAAACAAGACCAAGACTTAACAGCTTTGTTTGATGGCTTTGCAACTGCATTAGGAGATGGTACAGGTGCTATTTCATCTGCTGTAATCTTTAATGCTCTAGCAACTCTAAGAGAAAATGCTCTTAATGTTGATGAGTGTGCAGTAGTATTACACCCTAAAATCGCTTACGATCTAAAAGCTAACTTGACTAATACTTTTGCAAACGCAAATGGTAATGACTTAGCAAATGAAGCTCTAAGATCAGGTTTCGTAGGCAGATTAGCTGGTATGAACATATTTGAAACTTCAAATATCGCTAATACTGGTACTGCTGGAGACTACAAAGGTGGTGCTATGCATAAAGATGCACTTGCAATCGCTATGATGGAAGATGTTAAAATCGAAACTCAAAGAGATGCGTCTCTAAGAGCAGACGAAATTGTAGCTACATCTGTATATGGTGTTGGAGAAATCCATGACTCATATGGTGTAGAATTACACTACGATTCATCTATCCAATAATAGGATATTTAGTGGGGGCTAGAAATAGCCCCTACTTTTAACAAGGAGAAACAATGGTAAAAATAATTGAAAATAAACAAACTATAAAATTACAAAGAGGGAATAGAATAATTGAAAGAGATTTAAAGCAATATCAAGACAACAAAGCTAAATGGGATTTTAGAGGTTTTAAAGTTGTTCAAGATAATGTAAAAGAAGAAAAGGTAGAACAACCTAAAAAGAAAAAAGTAGTAAGGAAGAAAAAAGATGTACAAGTGGATTTGGAAACAGATAAGAAAGAATTGGAAGTGGCTGTACAGAAAGACATGGAATAATCTTTTGTTTATAGCACCTATCGTAACTATAATTCTTTTTATAATTTATTGGGGTAAATAATGGCTAATTATACTGGTGCAGATGTAATAACTGCAAGTGATGTAACTAAATATCAGCCTGATGCTTTTGAATTTGGTATTGCATCAACAGATACTGAAGCAGTTAATTTCTTTGCTCAAACTACAAACGATATTTTTAGACAGTTAAGAATTGAATGGTGGCCTGTATATAAAACAAATATCTTTACAGATATTACAGTTCTAAACACAGCAGAAATGGTTAATACAAAAGTTAATTTAGATCAGTTTGAACGGGCTGGTGTTTATCTATTTCTTGGCAGATTCTTTTTACCAGCATTAAGCAAATTTAGACCAGAAACAGAAAAAGATAGATTTGAAAGAATGGCAGAATACTACATGAGCCAATATAATATGGAATGGAGAATGATATTAGAAGATGGTGTTGAATATGATGTAGACTCCGATCAAACTATTTCTGTTAATGAGAGAGAACCTTTACATGGATTTAGAAGATTGGTCAGATAATGGCTGTACCATTAATTCTTAAAAGAGTTTCTACTGGTCTTTTTATAAGAAAAGCTATTTCAAAAGATGTTCAAAAAGCAGATATTCCTCAAAATGAGGTTAATAAAATCAAAAGAGGACTTAATGAATTTGCTAAAGGCATTGTAGTTAAAACTGATTCTAATTCAAAACAAGTTATAAAAAAAATTGATAAATTTGAAAGTGCATTATCAAAAGCAATAGATAAAGGTATTAAACAGGCTGGATTTCAATTATTAAATATTATTAGAACTAAAACACAAAAAGGATTAGATTTTAGAAATAAACCTTTTGCACCTTATTCTGAGGGTTATTTAAAAAAATTAGAAAAAGAGGGAAAACCAACTAATGTTGATCTTTGGTATTCAGGAAAAATGTTAGGTTCATTAACACCTAATTCAACAGTTAAAAAGACAGGAAAACATAAAGTAACATTAGCTTTTAGTAATTCTCAAATGCGTCAACGAGCATTATTCAACCAAGTATTAAATGAACCTAAAAGAGAATTTTTTGGCTTTAATAAACGAACAGAAAATATTATAAGTAAACAGTTCAACCGATTCGTTTCTAAAGAATTAAGGAAGATGAAAATATGAGTGTAAGAGAAAATATAGCATCAAATTTACTAACTGTTATTGGCAACATATCTAGCCCTATAACAATTAAGAAAGCTACAAGACAACCTTTTCCAATAGACGAATTATCTGAACAACAATACCCAGCAGTTATAGTACAAACATCAGAAGAAAATAGAGATGATTCTGAATTAGGTTCAGGTGCTAAAACAAGACACGGAACTATTGATTTTGTTATATCAGGATTTGTTAAAGGTGCAGAAGCTAATATAGATACTAAAAGAAACGAATTAATCACAGCAATAGAAACTGCTGTTGAAACAGATATTACTAGAAGTGGTAATGCTTTAGATACACAAGTTATTCAAGTTGAAACTGATGAGGGTTCTTTATTCCCTGTTGGTGGCATAAGAATGACGATTA